GAAAACATCGTCGGCAGCAGCCTCTCCAAGACGGGCATTCATGCCTTCATGGAGGCTGGTCCCGCACTCGGCATCATCCCGCGCCTCATCGCGGCCCCCGGCTTTACCGGGCAGCACGATACGGGTGTGCAGGGCCTCACCATCGCCAACGCTGGCGATGACTATACGGACGGCACGCACGCGATCACCGCGACGGGCGGTGGCGGAACGGGCTTTGCCGGAACCGCGACGGTCGTTGACGGCTCGATCACCGAAGTCGAAATCACCGATCCCGGCAGCGGCTACACCTCAGCGCCGTCGATTGTTCTGACCGCGCTCGGCGCCGGCTCTGGCGGTTCGATCACCGCGACGGTCGGCGCTCTCGCGAACCCGGTCTGCGCGGAGCTTCCCTCCGTGCTGAACAAGCTGCTCGCCGTTGCCGTGGTCGATGGCCCCGCCACGACGCAGGCGGCGTTCACCGCATGGCGCGAGACGATGCAGAGCGAGCGCCTGATCCCGGTCGAGACTGCCGTCAAGGTCGGCGTCAACGCGACCGTGAAGCCCGCTTCGCCGCGCGTCCTCGGCATCGCCGTGCGGCGCGACCATGAGTATCAGGGCCGTCCGTTCCACTCCTGGGCCAACCAGCCAGTGCAGGGAATCGTCGGGCCTTCCCGCAACATCAACTTCTCGCTCGTTGATGGCGCGACCGAAGGGCAGACCATCCTTTCGCAGAATGGCGGCATCATCATTCGCGGCGAGATGGGCGTCGAGACGGCAATCGCCTCTGGCGGTTTCGTCTATGTCGGCACCGACACTTGCTCGGAGGACACGCTCTGGCAGTTCTACAACGTGGTGCGCGGTCGCGATTACATCCACTTGATGTTCCTGCGCACCCTGCGCTTCTACCTCGGTCGCTTCAATATCACCGGGCAGACCATCGAAGCGATCCGCAACACGATGGCGTTCGCGATGCGTGACCTCAAGGCGGATGGCGACATTCTCGGCTACAGGGTCGCGTTCACGCGCGACCAGAACAGCCCGGAGCAGCTTCGCATGGGCAAGTTCACGGTGAACTTTGCCGCCGAGGAACCGCCTGTGCTTCGCTATCTCGGCATTCAGTCTGCGCGCTATCGTCCTGCGCTTGATGCGCTCCTGGACGATCTGCTCTCGCAGCTTGATGCGGTGACGGGCTAACATCAACTCGGTGGCTAGGAGAAAAGCACCATGAACACCATTTATGTGATGGAAGCCGTCAACCTGTTTTGCGGCGACCACGATCCGACAGCATCGAAGCATCTGACAATTTCGGAACTCAAGCTTCCGCCGTTGCAGGGCATCTATGCTGACCACCACGGCGGCGGCGCTCGCGTCGCCATCGAAGTCGAGGTGGGTATCCAGAAGCTTGAGCCGACGTTCAAGCTCGCTGGCTTCGACCCGGCAATGCTCGCGCAGTTCGGCCTCGGCTCGCGGTACAAGAATGTTTACACCGCATACGGCATGATCCGCGACAAGCGGACGGGCCGCGCCATCGAGGCGAAGGCGATCATCGAAGCGCGCCTCGGCAAGATCGAGCCGGATGCGTTCACGCGCGGCGAGATGGTCGGCCATGAGTACGCGCTCAACGAGGTGACGCACTACGAGATGTGGTTCGACGGCAAGCCGAAGATCAAGTGGGACTTCTTCGAAAACACCTGGGAAGTCGATGGCAATGACGAGAATGCGGATGAGAACCGCATCCTCCGTGTTCCAGCGACGGGCGCTTAACCTGATAACGAAGGCGGGTTTCGATGAAGCATGAACTCAAAGCGCCGATCACCGGGGCCGACGGCAAGATCATCAAGTGGGTCGAGGTCAAGCCTGTGAAGGTGAAACACCTCAAGGCGGCCGAACTCGCGCGTGCCAATGGTGGCGGCGACATGATGGCGGGCATCGCGCTTCTGGCGGCTGTGACGGAGCTTCCTGTCGAGGTCATAGAAGAACTTGATGCGCGCGACTTCACCGTGTTGTCGGAGAACATGGCGGATTTTTTGCCCAAGCCCGCCTAGGCGGGATCACATCAATGGTCGCGGACGTGGCGCATATCCTGCACACGTCCGTGATCGACCTTCTCGAAATGGATTTGAAGGAGCTTGCGGTCTGGCACCGTGAAGCTGCGCGCATTGCGAAGGCAAGGGGCCTCTGATGGCTGAACAAGTTTCGTCGCTCATTGTCCGGCTCATCGATCAGGTGACTGGACCCGCCAAGGCTGTCGGTCGCGCCATCGCTGGCATTGGAAAGTCGGCGAAGGGCGCGAGCGGCATCACCATGACTGACAGGCTCGACGCTGCGCAGGCGCGCCTTAGCAAGCGCATGAGCGGCTATCGGATGCAGATGGTCGATGCGATGGCGATGACCTATGCCTTCGCAAGGGCGATGAAGCGTCCGATTGATGCGGCGCGGGAGTTCGAGAGCCAGCTTACGGAACTCGGCAACAAGTCTGGCGCTTCCAAGGAGCAGCTTGCAGCCTTCGGAAAGGCGGCGGTCGAGACGGGCAAGCAGACGAATCAGTTCACGGCAGACCTTCTGAACGGTGCCGACATTCTGGTGGGCGCCGGCATGGACTTTGCGACGGCGGCGAAGTCCATCGAGACAATCGGCAAGGCGGCGACGGCGACGGGTGCCTCCATCGACGATCTCTCGAAGCTCACCAACGCGACGATTGCAAACCTCAAGGTTCCCGTCGAGCAGCTTGAACTCGCCTTTGACAAGCTCGCTCAGGCTGGCAAAATGGGCGGCTTCGAATTGCGCGACATGGCGCAATACTTCCCCGACCTCGGCGCAGCCTACGCGACGTTCGGAGGCGAGGGCATCGCGGCGGTCACGGATCTTGGTTCGGCATTGCAGATTGTCCGCCGTTCGACTGGCGATGCTTCTCAGGCGGCGAACGCGGTCGCCAATCTCCTGCAGAAGGCGCGTGCTCCACTGACCGTCAAGAAATTCGAGGACTACGGCATCGATATCCGCAAAGCCCTTGAGAAGGGAATGACGGAAGGCAAGACGCCCTTTGATGTCATGGTCGAGCAGACACGCAAGGCGCAGAGCAAAGGCGCGCTTCTTGAAGACCTGTTCTCGGACAAGCAGGTTCTCGAAGCGATGCGTCCGCTGCTTCAGTTCTATGATGATTTTGTCAAGTTGCGCGAGGAGGCGGGCAAGGCAGAGGGCGTCGTCCTCCAAGACTTCTTCAGCAAGATGGAAACGAATGCGGAGAGGACAAAGGCGTTCCAGATCACGCTCGACAATCTTGCGCTCTCGATTGGCAATGCACTGCTGCCTGCGCTCACGAGCGTGATGGAGAAGATTACGCCCATCGTCGATGCGATTGCGAAATGGGCGGAGGAAAACCCGAGGCTAGTTGCTGCGATCGTCGGGCTGACTGCGGGTCTCCTTGCGTTCAACATCGCATCGATTGGCGTGAAATACGCGGCAGGCTTTGCCTACGGCGGCTTCCTCATGCTGGCGAAGGGTGTTGCGTCCGTGTCGCTGGCGTTCAAGACGCTCGCGGGAGCTATCGCCATGACAGGCATCGGTGCAATCGTGATCGGCATCGCGATGGCTGGCATTTGGATTTACAATAACTGGAAGGGCATCGCCGCCATGTTCGATGAGTTCGGACGGGCGTTCAAGGAGGCCCTTGGTCCCGAGGCAACCGCCGCGCTCGAAACCGTCATCGGCTGGATTTCCGATCTCTGGACATGGGTGACAGACCTCCTCGGACCTATCAATCAGACAGAAGAAGGCTGGCGCGCATGGGGCAGGACGGCCGGCGAGGCCCTGGGCGGCATCGTCAACTGGTTCACGACCATCGATGAGAAGCTCGCGGCGCTTCCCGGCCTGATCCAAGAGAACATGCGCGGCATCGCGGACAGCATCCGCACCTCGATGGAGGAGGGGCTTGCAGTCATCACCGGGCTCGCGGAGCAGTGGAAGGCCGCTGGCATGGCGATTGTGCAGGCATTGTGGGACGGTATGGTCGCGCTCTTTGACCAGCTCATCGCTTGGGTGGCGAACAAGGCGGCAGAGCTTACCGCGCCGATCACTGGTGCAATCAATACGGTGAGCGGATGGTTTGGTGGCGGCGAGGCTGCGCCCGCATCGGACGGACAGAAGGCGTCGGGCGGTCCCGTTGCGCGCGGCAATTCCTATCTCGTCGGTGAGCGTGGCCCGGAAATCTTCCGCCCTGCGACGAGCGGCACGATC